ATTTCTTTGTTAAGCCATAAGGGTTTACTTGGATCTGACATTAAATGCTCCTTCTAAGAATCTAGTCCATTCAAGAGATTTTTTATCCCAGCTATAAAACCTTTTTATATAATCTTGTTGAAACAAAAGATGCTCATAAATATTACTTTCATGTAAATGCTGCATACCCATTTTAATAGCATAAGCAAAGTTCTCAGCTAGTTTCTCGTAATTGTCAGTATAGTTTACATAAATTGGAAACTCACCGCAGGTCTCATACAAAGCACCGTAGTTGGTAGTGACACAGTACAATCCAGCTGCCATAGCTTCGAGAGCCGAGATACATGAGGTCTCTTCCCAGATACTAGGGTAGGCAAACATGTGATAATCTTTCATCTTATTTAAAATAAAATCGTTAGACTGATGCCCGATATAATTAACATTAGGTAACGCTCTTGCTTGATCGAATAGTTCTTCCCAGTCGGCATTGTTATCTTTAGCGAATTTTTCACCGTACACTTCACAGTTGCTGTATACATCTAATACTATATTCTCATCTTGCAAGTGTTGCATAGCTAGTAGCAATACGTTTAAACCACGCCACGGTGTTGGTTGAAAGACTAATCGTAAGGTGTCCCCTTGTTCATACGGCTTTCTTTCTGGGAAGTTCGTCACCCCATTTTTAATCACATGACACCTTTCGGTCGGTATGTCATACATCATACGAAACTTCTCGTAGTTCCAATGCGAGTTAAACACATACCAATCGTATTTATAATGGTTAGACTTGTTTTGAAAAAAAGGTCGAATGTTAGGTTGGTCGTAGCTGTTTTTTTGCCACAAGATATTTATCTTGTTTTCATCAATAGGGACTTTGTTAGGTATAGAAGTGCAGATCTGAAAGTGATTAAGCAAGTCTGAGTCGACTCGTGATTCTAAAAAAGCTAGTTGTAGTTCTGTGCCACCTTTAGGCTCACTCATTCGTCTCCCCATAGAGATCAAGTTTCGGAACAATAATGGTTACATCACGTTGAATATCTTCTTCTTTAGTAGCAGTACCTGCATCAGCTACATCAGCTTGTGCTACTTCTTCAGACTCGTACTCAACACCCGTCTTCTTATTAGATATCTTTGTTTGTGATTCGCAATCAATAGTAATCGTCATGGCTGTATTCTAACCATTTTCTTGAGATCTGTCCAATTGAGCGTACGAGATAATACCTGATATTTTAGCACCTGTTTCTGCGGTCATTTTAAGAATATCACCTTCTTCTAATACGGTAGTGTTTGTAATAATATCCACCGTGCTTAAAGCCGCAATATCTTGATTACCAAACGTATGTGTAGCTGACGCTGAAGTATCGGTTAGTTGAGTGGTTAACGTTACTGCACTACTGTGTATATTGACCGCTTGGATTTGTTTAATTAATAATCTTGCATCACTAGGTGCAGTCAATACTGACGTAGCAGCAGTGTTAGCTAAAGTAAAACCTTGGTTTTTATATTGTATTGTCATGATATGAACCAGTTAAAAGTATCTTGTTCGTTTTTAAAATCTGTTTGAAACGAAAAGTTAAGTTGATTTTTTAATGTATTTAAAGCATCCATAATCTGTCTTTGATTTGACGCATCATATTCAGATTTAGGTTCTGGTATATTTACAGTAATTTTAGCCATTATCTTTTTCCATCTGGTTGCACATCTGCTCTAAAAGAACCAAACCTCCAGTTCTCATCTTGAGCACTGTTTTCTATTTTTAATGAAGCAAATCGACCTCTTGCCCTAGTGTCTATCTTTTTAGTTGATGAGGTTACGGTAAATGGCCCTAATGATGAACTTGATTCTGTTTCAGATGGAAAGTCTTTGAGCTGTATAGTGACTGTCGCATTACCACTTAATATCTTAAAGTCTGGTAAGAAACGTCTAATCTTAATAAAGTCCTCTCCTTGTCCGCCTTCAGCGTCTAAAGTAAAACTACCTGATTCAATAAAAGCATTAATACTTTGTACAAAGTTTCCATTTTGATCAGATTCGTTAACACCTTTCTCATGTTCGTAAACAGTTGTCTTACCTAAATTTGTACTGGCTCCTTGAATTGTAGGAAAAGTCGGTGTGCTTGAATTAGTAAATTCTGTAGCTATTGGACTATCAAATAGATATTGGTCAATATAAGCAGTTCTTGATAAGGAACTTGTTGTCCACGCACCTTCACGATAATTTAATGTTACACATCTATCGACACTAGAAGAACCTGCTTTAGCATAAAACCAATTTATTTCAGTGAATAAAGAATTGTAGTTACAGTAAACTAATCCACCAGAATCGTAATTAATACCTAAGTCATCGCTATCTACATTAGTAAATACAAAATCTTCTACTGAACAAGGTAATCGTTTGACAGTACCATCAAAAACAAAGAAACCACCAGACTCACCCATCCAATATACTGCACCATCAACATACACCACCGCATGTTGTCCAATCAAACCACAATTAGAACCTACTTGTTGTATGCTAAAAGTAAAAGGTGGGCCTACAAACTGCATTGTGTAAGCAGAAGTATCGGTTAATATAAAAATATAATCTTTTGCTCGTAGAGCTCCTACTATTTTACTGCCAGAGTCTAACCTAAAAGTACCCGCAGTATTGGTAGATACAGGTGTATAATCAGTTCTATCTTCTTGGTCACTAAATCTTATAAACATTTTATCCTGTGTTGAAGTATTACCTACAGTTGTTTCTGTGCCTAAATGTATTAAATGTCTGTCTCGACCTGATACTAAAGTCATTACACTTGCTGTAGGGTTTGTACTAGATACAGTAGCTCGAGTATCCACACCGCTAGTAGGATTCCATTCAAATGTTTTACCATCGTGTACGGTAGCAATTAAAATAGAACCAAAGTTATCTAAAGCCCAATTTGAAGGTTCTATAGTTACATCAGTAGTAGCTGCGGCATTACCCCAAGCAACAAAACTTTCAGCATCAGTTACGACCGCTGCGTCATCATGTGCTGCTCTAGTTGAACCCAAAGCTCCTCTAGTAATACCTGTTAAATCTTGACTTGATATACCTGTGTAGGTAATTATTTCTGATCCAACCAGTATACGTCCTGCTGTGTTAAAACCAGTGACTGAAGTAAGCGTTACGGCTGTACCCGAACCACCTGTACCCGCTGCATTATCACCTAATGCACCATCAAGATCGTTTTTAATTAGTGAGGTTGATTCACCACCCCATTGAGCAACACCAAATCCATAACCAGCAGTTGATATTGCTGGTCCAAATTTTACATACGGGTTTACATTACATCCTGTTGCACCAGTTACGCCAGCACCCGATTCAACTTTGCTCATTGTTACAGTAAAAGTATCAGAGGCTCTGGTAACAATTTCAAATGTATTAGTCGTAAAGTCAGCGGCAACAAATCCTGTGCCACTTCCTGGTACAGTCATATTACTAAATGTAAATAAATCCCCTACCGCTAATCCGTGTGATGCCTTATTAACTGTTAAAGTAGCTGAACCATTAGTTGTTGTGTAAGTACAAGATGTTATAGCTGTACCAAGAGGTGTAATATCATAAAAAGCATCACCATAGTATAAAGCCAGTATTTTATTAGTAGCCACCGCTAAATATTTATTACCACTTATATCTGACCAATTATGTAAATCTTTGGTAGCTCCAGCTAAAGTGTTAGAAGTAAGTTTTTGCCACCCACCTATTTTTTCTGGTTCACCGTATCTAAAACGTACAAAGTCACCATCCGTCCATGTGTATTCGGCAGCTGATTGTGTCATCTGTTTATTAAAACCTGGTTTGAACGGTACTTTAACTAATGGCATATGCTTATAAATCCTGTTTTAGTTAGTATAATTCAATTGTAGCAGCTTATAAAGACCTAGATAAGGGGCTTGCCATTCATCCATGCAACCACTGCATGGCGTTGTCCTTCATATACAGTCTCACAGCCATGTAAGCTATAAGATGGAAATATTATAATATTACCTTTTTTTTGTGGAGGAAAAAACTTCTCTCCACTACCATTAATTAAATAAAATAAACCACCTTTAAAGTCATCATTTAATACAGTCAGACATGTTAATTTTCTTACATATTCTTGGTTTTGAGAAAAAGCGTAATCCACATGAGAAGTGTATTTACCGTTACGTTTGTATATTAAATACTCAGCTTGGCTACAAAAAGTTATATCGTATTTCCAATTTTGAAAATTAGCATCTAATGCAGCAGCTATTAGATATGAGGCAACACCTGTGTAAGGAGGTAGGTCTATTTTATTAACATCCCTTACTTTTTTGTCAACTATTTCTTTCTTTAAACTATCAGTTTTAGCTTTAGTAGTTTTTTGGTTTTTATGTTTATTTATATAAAAGTCACATACATCATGAGGTATACCTTGATCGTCTTGATAAACCCAACAAGGTACAATTAAACTTTCAACTCCTTTCATTTTTACTCTCCCAATTAAAAAAGTGTGTTACACAATACCTACCATCTCCGAACTTTGCATTAGTATTCATTTTTACAGGATATACTTTGTGCCCTAAATAGCTAGGAAACATAACCATCCTATTCGATATACATTTAATTTTTTTATTCGCTTCTGTAAGGCAAAAGTCACCACCTTTAAATTTTTTAGGTTCTTTATAAAGCCAGATAAGAAAAGTAAACTGCGTACTATCTTTGTGAGATTTATACTCCTGCTCATGGTCATAATAACTGACCATAGTAGAATCAGTATTTGTATTTATATAATTATTGTGGTGAAGAGGCATCCCTTTCTCTACAATTTTTTTAAATTCCTCAGATTGTTGTTTGTATAGTGCTTGAATTATATGCGAAAATTTTGTGCCTTTGACTGTGTAGGTATCCCATAAATAAAAACGAAAAGCATTTGACTTAGCTTTACCGTCAGTTGACTTTGCTACAACAGTGTCTTCTGCTTTCTCGATAGTGGCTATTTCTCTACTAGAATAAAAATCAAGCTCTTTCCATATAAGACTTAGTTCTTCTTCTGTATACCAATTATCTATTATAATATGAGGATACACAGGATCTTTAGATGTTTTTATTTTCCATTCTTTCATAAGTAATTAATGTTAAAGTTTACTCTTCTAGGAACGTCACTACAGTTAGTACTAGCATGTGGTTTGCTAGAATCAAAAAACAATATTCGATTTGCTACGGATTCTACTTTTGTACCATCATCTAAAATAGTAAATCCATTATTTGTATTAAGGTAAAATATAGCACCTTTGTGGGGTTCGTGTTGATCAGTATGTTTTGCGTATGTAGTTAATACTTCTGTTTTTAAAAATAAATTAGCTTTAGCCCTAATAAGTTTTTGCATATTCATTTTTGAAAATAAAATATCTGTAACTAAATCTAAAAACTGACTACATTCTTTCATATTCTGATCGTAAAAATTATGTACAAAATAAAAACCATCACTCTCTGCTTCCTCTGTAACACCTACATGACCAGCAAAATACCAAGGAAACCAAAGGTCTGCTTTATCATGTAAAAATACATCCTCAATCAGTTTAAATTCTTCGGGGGGTAAGAAGTTATCAACTACTTTTGGCTTTCTCATTTACTCTCTCTATTTTTTTTAGTAAATTTATTAAAAACTTTATGTGGTCTATTTCATACCACTTAACTGAAATATCTAAACTGCTTGGATCTGCATGATGATTGTTGTGGTATGGGTGCATTAAGATAAAGGGTAAGTGTATATTCCTTGAGTTGTCATCGGTTTTAAAGTTTTTGTACCCTATTTTATGACCAAACACATTAACCCACGATGCTGCATGTAGTGAATATACAGCTGGTAAAGCAAATAAATATAAAGACATTTTAATATCTATAAACATTGTTGGTAACACTACACCCCAATATATAAGGTAGTAGTATTTTTTAATAAATACATGTGCTTTGTCTTTAATTAATTTCTTAATTAAACCTGAACTTATCTTAGAGTTCTTTTGTGTTTCAATCCAAAACCAAGTACGCCAACCGTCTGTAGCTGGGTGTGGGTCTCCATCTACATCTGAATACTTGTGGTGTGTAGAGTGATTTGCAGCCCATACCATGGGAGGTCCTTGCAGACCAAATATAGCACAACTATTTAAAAACAACTGTGTAGGTCTAGTAATCGTGAAGGATCCATGAGATAGATACCTATGACAATAACCTTCTATACCTAGCTTTGCAAAAAATATAATACCTATCAAAGTAAACCATAAATAATTTATATCCCACATATAGAAAAGACCCACAGTAGTAAATATGTGTATAAGACCTTGAGATAGTAATAACTTATGGTGATCCGCTATTTTCATCTATACCCTTTAATTAATCTTGTTGAGGGGATAATCTTATCATTAACAATAACTGATGTATTGTTTTTTGTCGGTCCCATAAATAACAAGGTATAAGCAGGTTTATCAGCTTGTATCTCGTGAAATTTGTTATGAGTTAGTAAATTAAACCACTTGTGGTTTCTAGTTTCTTTAATATTTTTAGTAGGATCATACGTTAACTCTTTGTATTGGCCCCATAGTATAAAAGATAAAAAGGTACCTTCGTGGTCGTGCATTACTTGTTGTACAGGTAGTACTTTACAAAATAAAATTGAAAAATAAGGACACCATATACCCCAGCGTCTAATGGTCATATGACCAGTTCTAGTTGTAACGTGTGTAGGACCTATTCCTGAGTCGTTATAAATCCTTGAGAAGTACTTTATCATATCCACCACTTCCATCACTTTTAGGAACTTTTACATACTCACCGATGTTAGCTTTATTAACATTTTGAGCTATACGATTACCGTGATTGTCCGTTTTTGGTACAACAATTTCAGTGTCAGCTAAATTACTTATTTCATCAGCAAAAGGTGCAGTATATTCTATGTATAGACTAGTACCTTCCCCATACACTTGATACCTTTCTAAATGACTGTAAAGAGACACAGATACTAATTCTTTTGAACTATTAAATTTAAACTGAAAGGAATCATCCGCATGAGCTAATGATTTACTTTTAGATATTGGCATAACAATATCAGATTTTAATGATTCAGCCCACGCCCAAATATCATCATTTGACCCTTGTGCATAGATAGATTGAGTTTGTTGTAGCTCAAAATTTGAATTACACATATCAGTTATATACAAAACAGTTATACCTGAACCTAAATTAACTACTGGTAAGGCTTGATCTTTCTTATAAAAAATTTCTATTGTTTTTGTTGCAGTATCTAAATCATAGATATACCTTAAAAAATCTTTATCAATCAACAGACTATTTTGCATCTTACTACTGTCTTTGTAATCTGGAGCACAACTACATTGATGAAAAGTTAATACATTACCGTCTGTATCCACACCCCATGTCTGAACTTCATAGGGAAAAGTTTCAGAAGTAAATACGTCTGTAACTTGTTTTTTAATTTTTGTAACTTCATCATCATCACTACCACCAAAATACACACGGTTAGTGACTTTTTTATTATCAATATATGCTCTCATACAAACTAGATTACTCATTATGATACTGCTCCTTGAATGTTTCCACTGCCATCTTCATATGTTACCTGATTACCGTTTAAATTTATAGCCTTACCCGCTGCTCCACCTGCTGCTCCACTGTTACCTCCGCCAGAACCTGCTGCACCAAAGCCTCCACCAGCTCCACCATTACCTGCTGGGCTTTGTCCAGTACCACCACCACCAGCTCCACTTATACTACCTGCTCCACCAGCTGCTGTTCCAGATCCAGCCGCACCACCTTGTTGACCAGCTCCACCACCGCCGCCACCAGCAGCGAAATTTTGTGTGGTTGGAGTTTGGCCTTTATTACCACCTCCAGGCTGTGTGGCTGTAGCTCCTTTACCACCACCGCCACCACCACCGCCACCACGGATAAAACCTCCGTTGTTTTGAATTGTAGTAGCAATGCCTAAGTTAATTGCATTTTGTGCAGCAGTACCAGCTGCACCTTGTGCGTTTTGCCCACCACCAGCTCCACCAGCTCCACCTCGACCAACAATTTGGCTATTGTTAATAATTTTAACGGTGTCACCTGAAGTCCACTGATTACCTGTATCAATAGCAGAAGCTCCTGTAGAACCAACGATTGCTTGTACAGTTAAGGTTACGTCCGAAATACCTGCCGAGTATGAACCCCCTCTGTTTGCAAAAATGTTGTAACTTTGTGTGGTTGATGAAATAGTCAGTGCAATAGCTACACGATCTGAACCACCGTAAAATTGAGAGAACGCAATAGCTCCACTACTTGGGATAGCACCAGCGTCTCCTGTAGCTCCAGAAGCCACGTTGTCACCACCTGCATAGTATTCACTCATACCAATAGGATTACTACCACCGTATTCAGTTTGTATCGCAGATAAAGCTAAGGATGAGCCCGCACTAGGTATTGCCATTTTCTAATTTCTCCACTTTTGCTTCTAGTTCTTTAATTGCTTCTATTAATACACCTACTAAGTTACCGTAAGCCACTGACATATATTCGCCTTCATCATGTACTACTTCTGGCATTACTTTTTGCATTTCTTGAGCAATCACACCAGTTCCTCTTCTACCGTCTCTATCAAAGGTAACGCCACGCATATTAGTAACTTTATCTAAAGCACTATCGATAGTTTCAATGTCTGATTTTAATCTTTCATCAGAAAAAGCTGTAACATCATTGTTAAAGGTTGCAGCACCCGCTGCTGACATGTCTAAGGTAAGTGCTGTTATAACTGCACCACCATCATTACCTTTAAAAATAATATCTTTATCACTGGTAGCTGATTGCATTACAAAATCAGTTGAACTATTAGTAAAACGACCAAACTCGGTGCCACCATCTTTTAAAATTATATCTGCTCCATCCGCATCTAAAACTATATCTTGACCACTAAATAAAGATTGATCTCTGTTTTTAAATTGCCAACCGACTGTGCTATCTCCTGAATAAACTAATGTAAATGCTGCTCTTTCGTTTGCTACTACTAAATCAGAACCAGCACCATTTATATTAGAACTGTTTCTACCAACTGTAAGATTGTTAGTATCAAAGGTATTTTCTGAATCCATAAAAGTTACTTCATCACCTGTGGCAGGTGAGGCGGGTAGAGTAATCGTTCTGGCTGCACCAGAAGTATCAACTAATATTTGTGCTCCAGCTTGTACTGTTTCGGCTGCTGCAATAACACGCCAATATCTAGTTTCTTGATCTTTAACAATATCAGTGCCGTTGGAGTGGCAGATGTAATGATTACCTTCGCACAGTAAAAAACCTGTTTGACTGGTTACTTTAAATGTAAGTGTGTAACCTGCATGATCAGTACCATCTATAATATTAAAAAACTTTTCTATTGAAGCGGGCATGTTTACAATTCTGTTAGCTGCTAAAGTTCCTGTAAATTTAATACTCATGTTTCTAGCATTAGATACTGCGGCATTTGACATTGCTAAAGTGACATCACTAGAGGCAACATTAACTTCTTCGTACCCTGTTACCGCTTGTTGAATAACATTAAAGTTATTATTGGTTTTATCACCCCATGTTCCAGGGTTTTCTCCAGTTGCTTGCAATTCGATTTTTAAATCACTTGAAAATGTTGATGCCATAATTACCTACTTTGTATGTTTATATTCATTATAAGGTCGTTATGCGACCTTTTCAACCTCATCAACAGGAACCCACGTTTGACTTGTACCTGTACTAACAGCAGTCCATGTTTGACCTGTGCCCGTGCTGACCGTTGCCCAACCAATACCATTGGCTATACCAACACTACTAGTCAATCCAGCTGCGGTTGGAACTATATTAGCATCAGCAACGGTAACAACGCTGTTAATAGAAAAAGCCAAAGCACTACCCGTAAGACTAACGTTAGCATCCGCCACAGGAACTACAGCAGTTTGATTTAAAGCTAAGGCTGTACCTGTTACAGCAACATCTAATACTTCAAACTGTTGAGTAGAAAAAGGAGCTTGTGAAAAAGAAACGATACCAAAGCTCATAATTAGCTCCTATTAATTTTATCAAGGTCTTTAAATATACCCTCATTGTGTTCATGAGGTAATTGACTTTTTAATTCTTCTACTTCAGCTTTTAATTCTTTGATTGCTTCTATAAGAACACCGACCATATTGCCGTAAGCAACTGATTTAATTTTTTCTTCTGACTTATCCTCTCTTACAACTTCTGGTATTATTTTTTCAACTTCTTGAGCTATAACACCCATACTTTTATGACCTTCGTCATCTATTCTTTCAAATGTAACACCACGCATTTGACATACTTTATCTAAAGCGTTTGGAATTGTTTCTATATCTCTTTTTAATCTTTCATCAGAGAACGCAGTAACATCATTGTTAAAGGTAGCAGCTCCAGCAGCACTCATATCTAGCACCATAGCTGAAATAATAGTTCCCCCATCATTTCCACCCAATATAAAATCTTTGTCTTGCACAGAACAATCCATTCTAAAGTTTGAGTTATCGTTGTTAGCTATTTTGCCAATCAATGTTCCAGCGTCTTTAAATAAGATATCAGCACCATCAGCGTCTAATGTAATATCATCTGCAGCGTCAATAATAAAGTCATCTGTTGCTGTAATTGTATCACCATCAATAGTAATTTCATCTACAACCACACCAGCGTTAGCTGTGATTACACCACTAGGTGTTATTGTACCTGTTACCTCAACACCAGCAGCAGTTGTTTCTAATTTTTTAGCATTGTTGTGATATAAGTCTACCGCACCATCAGCAAAAGCCACGATACTTTGCTCGCCTGTTTTTGCTTGTATGTATATGTTACCGCCAGCATCACTTATGTATAAATCACCTGTGCTGTTTACTATGCTTCCGTTTGTACCGTCATGTTTTATGCTAAGGTCGTCATCACTACCTAGTTTAATAATTCCAGAATCAGTCATATCAAGATGGCTAGATAAAGCTATTTCACCTGTTATTGCAGCACCAGCAGCGGTTGTTTCAAATTTTTTTACATTGTTATGACTAATTTCTACAGCACCATCAGGAATAATAACAACACTATCTTCTCCTGATTTTCCTTGTAGCTTTAAATTTCCTGTGCTGTTTTGAATATACGAATCAGAACCATCATGTTGTATTTGTAAGTCTGAACCAGCACCAAAGATGGCTTTGCCAGTATCTGGAAGGGTTAAATCATGATTCAATATAAGTGTACCCGCATCACTACCATCAAATGTTGCCATTGTAATATCTGCACCACCATCAGTACCTTTTAAAATAATGTCTGAATCGTTTGCTGTAGCATCGATCGTAATGTTCCCAGACGATGTTGATAGAGTAACTGCGGCATCACCAACAGTTAAATTATCACAAGCTAATGAATCAGCTGAAGCTGCGGCAAAAGTTAATGTTCCACTACCATCAGTTTTTAAAAACTGTCCATCACTTCCATCAGCAGTTGGCATATTAAATGCAGTACCACCAGAAGTCATAATTATCTTACTGCCATCAGAAGCAAAAGATTCGTTTGAATCGTGTAATTGTAATGTTGGCGTTCCACCAGAATCAGTTAATAGTAACCCTGTATCATGTACATGAGTCAAAGCTATTTCATCATTAGCACCGAAAGATAGTATCGCACCATCGTGTTGTAGTTCTAGGTCTTGTGTAAGAGTTACATCTCCGTCAGAACCAATAGTTATAGCATCAGAGTCAGATTCAGAGCCTATGTTGCCACCGTCTCCGACTGTTAAACCGTTGTTATGATGACTTCGTTGTGAAAAAGTCACAATACCACCAGATGATATAGCTATTGCATCTGTGTCACTGGTGTGTCCAATATTAGTGCCATTGATAATAATACTATCTATAGTAAGCGTAGTAAGAGTGCCTAATGAGGTTATATTAGTTTGAGCTGCGGTAGTTAAGGTAACATCTGCAATATATGTTTTGACTCTAGACATTGCAGATTTTTTCTCAGTACCATTTGCTCCATCATCAACAATAATAAGATCAGCGTCTGCTAAAGCAGCTCCTATATCTGAAGCCCCGTCTATATCTAACGCTCCTATATCTACTTTGTTTGCTGTAGATATTGTCGCTAACTTAGTATCAACAATTGCAGCATCTGACGCTACACTTGCGTTAACCACAGCATTAGCAGCTAATTGGTCAGCTCCTATAGCATCGTCTGCCATTTTTGCTTGAGTTACATTGTCATCTACAATTGAGGCTGTTACTACAGCATTTGCAGCTAACTGATCTGCACCTACCGCATCATCGGCTATCATGGCTTGTTCTACAGCATTATTAGCAATTGTTATAGCACCACTTGAAGCAATAGTTACATCTCCACTTACTGCTACTTCTTCATAGCTTGTACCATCGGCAACTAATATTTTAGCAGAAGTAACATCTGGCATAATAAATTTAGCAGGTAATGTTAAATTATTATTAGCATCTAGTACTGTAGATTTACTAGCTGGTAAACAACAAAATACTTCTTTAGCTCCTGCTGAAAAATCCACAGCATTGTCGCTGTTAGAACTTGATATAATTGTGGTACGAGCTAATGTTGAGCTATCCGATGCTAAGGTACCTAGGCCTACT